TCTTGCGAGCGTCACTTGATCGTCAGCGATGTGGGCAGTGTCAATCGATCCATCAACGTAATGCTCAGAGTTGATCGAGTCGTCCGCGATGTTATCGCCATCTACGCAGTCGCCCCCGAGCATCGCGTGCTCGACTGCACCTGTGCCAATCGTCAAGGCGCCAGCGCTCAGAGTGGCGTCTCCGCTCAGGGTAGTCCACGAGGGATCGCCATTCGCATCAGCGACCAGGATCTTGCCGTTCGCGCCCGCAGCCAAAGCCGAGGGATTGCCGGACGAGTCGCCGACGATGAACTTGCCACGCGCCAGCCCTGCCATCTTCGCCAGGGTGACTTGGTCGTCAGCGATGTGCGCCGTATCGATAGAGCCGTCGACGTAGTGCTCGGAGTTGATCGAATCATCTGCGATCTTGTCACCGTTGATCGAGTCGTTCGCGACGTAGGCTTGAGCGATCGCGGTACCCTGCCACACGCCAGTGCTGATCGTGCCGACCGAAGTGATCGAATCTACCGAGAGCACGCCGCTCGAAGCCGATAGCCCTGAGCCCGCCTGGAAGGCGCTCAGAGCCGTGATGGTCGTCCGCTGCTCTGTGGACCCGTCTGAGTCCAAGGTCGCGAAGCTATCGGTCGCTGTGGGCGTCACAGCGCTCAGCTCGGACAGGTCAAGCGTTAGCGTCAGGGCTCCGCTCGATCCTCCACCAGAGAGGCCGACGCCAGCAGTGACGCCTGTGATATCTCCAGTCGTGGGAGCCTCACCGACGAACTTCGACCCGTCCCAGGTCAGCACATCGCCAGACGACATCGAGTCTTGGCCGATCTTGGTCACATGTCCAGAGCCGTCGAAGGTGATCGCAGCCGTGCCGCCTGCCTCCTTGAGCGAGCCACCATCGTCGAGAATGATGTCTCCGGCGATCTGCGCGTCCCCTGCGAGGGTGGCCTTCTTATTGCTGTCGAGCTTCAGCACAGCCGTCTGAGAGGCGTCTCCGTCAGTCGTATAGAAGTACAGCGCGCAGCCGTTCTCCACGTTCGTCCAGGCTGCATCAGTGAGCGCCTCAATGCGTGCCCCGGTGACCTGCGTGCCGCTGCCGTCTTCGGACCCGGTGAACTCCACCACGCCGAGCCGGTGAGAGTCACCCATAGCCGCGCCGTCATTCGCAGACAGTCGAAGGCTTCCTCCTGTGCTCGCGCTGCTCGTGGTCGTGTCATTGACTTCGAGCTGACCCTTCGCCAAGATCTCCCCGTCCACGTCGAGCGTCTTCGAGGGGCTATCTGTGCCGATGCCTACCCGGTTGTTCGTCTCGTCGACGATAATGGTGTCCCCGTCGACAGTGAGGTCAGTAAATACGGTGCTTCCGCTCCAGCGATATCCACCCATCAGGATACCCCAGCTTCGACGATAACGGTCACCGTGCAGGTGCCTGATTGCGAGGCCACAAAGACGGACCGCGCATATGTAAGCCCGGTTCGAATCGGACGCTGTTGCGGGTCCTGAATGACGAACACCGCCCCAGTATCTTGAGGTATACCCGCTTTGTGAGTGCCTACCGATCCACCGTCAGAAGGAGTGTCAGCACCAGTGATCGATACCCAAGCAGCTTTGCTTGCCACAACCGTTGCTCGACACGCCCACGGCGGCAGCTTGAACTCTTGGTACGTCGTCCCCACTCCTGTTGCTGTGTACATGTACGGCACATTTGTTGCTGCGGATAGATCGATGGCGGCCATGTTTACCTCATGAGGCTGGTTGTGGGCATTGTAGCAATCTAGCCCGATTGATGCATCAAGTTTGAGCGTCCCCGAGCGGGATAACAGCGAGCGACAGCGATACCAGTCCAGCAATAAAGTTAGCGTTGACGCTGAGCACCATAGCCGCTCGCTTCGTCCAGCCATCCTCTGCAGACGTGCCCAACCCTGCACGGATGTGATCCGAGGTGATCTCCACGATATCACCAGGACAGAGCTGAGCAAGGCGAAGACCGGCACAGTCGACTTCGACTTGGTACGGCACCACACGTCCCCAGTACTGCACCCTGCTGAGGATGTTTGCTCGTACTGCGGCTTGATTTGTCCAGAGCTGATCGCTCATGTCATAGAGCTTCTGGTACTCCACCGGGAACGTGTACGTGGTATCGATTGGTCCAGATGTTCCCGACGCATCCTGCACCTGAACGGTCTGGTACTCGACTTGAGCATTCGGAGCGAACGCATACCAGCTGATGTCCACGATCTCGTCGTCCGTGATCTCAATGCCTGTCGTCACTTCAGCATCGTCTGGGTACTGGATCGCTCGAACCGTAAATTGACCTTGACGGACTACCGGAAAGATCCCATTAGCCAGCAGCTTCTCCTGAATGAAGCTCAGAGGGCTCGTTGCGATCTCCGTTGCTTTCCACTCCAGAATGTAGGTGCCCGACGAAAGCCCAAGAGCAAGCTGCTGATTCGCCATGTCCGTTTGATCTATGAACTCAGGCGGAACCGCATAGCCCCACTTGTACGGCAGCACGTTCGGAGGGGACGACGCGAGCGTTCCGTCTGATATCAGTATCTGAGCAAACAGGTCGATGGGATCTTGCAGCGGGATCAGCGGCACATTCGTGACGGTGTCTCCAGAGCTTGCATTGACAGCTGTCGTTCCATGCTGACCCGAACCACTGACCGTCGTGAACTGGGTGCTGCTCTTGCCTGTATAGGAGAGGAAGAAGGGCTCGCCGCTGGACGGGGTGATCTTGAACATGCCCTTAGCCACATTCGACTTGCTGAAGTTCGTAGTGCTTGCCACCGTCACCGTCGTATCCCCTGACGAATACGACCCGTCGAGCGTCGTTGTCTTCTCCGCATCGGAGAATAACGCGAAAGCGTTGACTAGCGTACTGCCGGTGTCCCATCGATTCTGCAATAGGCTCATGGCATCCAAGAAGGAGATCTGCCACGATGGCGGACTACCCTGTATGTTCAGCACTCTGCCGATGAAGATCGGCTCGAAGTCCTCGAACGCATAGCCCTGAAAGCCCATGAGTATGCGGGCGATCTGCCCTCTCCTGACGTGCTGCCCGATCGTGTTTAGCTCCTCTCCATTGAATACGACGGAGGCTGTGCCAGTGGTATACCTCCATTCGACAGGCATAACTGAGCTGCCCCCGACTGATAGCTCCATGCCCATCCCGACCACATCGCCATAGCCAGCATGCGAGGCCAGCTTCAGCTCAGTGCCTGGAGTGCTGCTTGCATGTCCAGCTATCGGTGCAGGGAATTCAAGAAAGTGCACGACAAATACCGGGTCGGATGGCATCCGTGCAAGGTCTTCTATGAACTGGGAAGCCCAAGGCATCAGGTATATCTATCCGTGGGGCTGGTGACTGGTGACAGCGGATTGAAGGCAGTATAGCCCGTGAGCCTCGACTGCCTGCTTGCAGCCTCCTCCATGCTTGTGCCGTCTGTTCCCGCTGTTATCCCTTGCAGGTTCCCGGTATCCTGTATGGCTGCCAGGGTCCGCCAGTCCTCTTCCAACTGGAGGTCGAGCGTATAGCTGATGCGATGATTCGAGGTGACGATCGGCGTGCCGATTGCTCTTTGTGGCATCTTGAGGCACGGGTAGAAGTCTCTCCATCGAAGGAGGATCGGCCGACTCTGATAGCTGTAGATGAGCCCGGTCTTCGTATTAATGCCGCTTGTGCTCGATATCGAATCGATTTCTATGAACTCGCGAAAGCCTTCAGGGTTGGCATTGCAGATGCAGATCATGTCGTCTGCCGCGACGGCTGCCGAGGTGTTCCACTGATGGAAGTCGTTGTCTGTTGAATAGGACGGATCACCCGGAGTGTGGAACCTGCCCGTGTCTCCTCTGTCAGCGCTTGCAGCGTTGTTCAGAAAGCCTGCCCAGGTCTTGTCATGATCGAGGGAGAAGCCGATCGCCCCGCCCCGCTCAAGGTGAGCCGACAGGGTCTGAAGCTTGTACCAGAATGACTGATCAGTGAAGTTTTCCAGCACGATCTTGACGCCAAGCCGACTGCCATAGTGCCTGCGATACATGCCGCCCGATATCGTCACCGCATCTGCCACATCTCGAATCGGTGCGATCTGTAGATCCGATAGCCCCTCCGGGAAGGTCAAGACCTCCAGCGTGCCGGACGGGTCAGGGTAGTAGTAGATCGTGGGTGAGCCCATCGTATTCCCCTATGCGAAAGATGCGGTCATGCGACCATACTTGCCCGTGGCTCGCTCTATCTCGCGCACCAGCCTCGGTATTACGTCACGGTCGATAATCGAGGCCGATATGTTGATGTTTACCGGAGCACCGCCAGCCTGCACTCCCTGCTGAGCTCTTCCGTTCACCGGTACAACCGACTCACCCTTGTGAAGCAGAGCGAGGCCTGTACGCCCCACGTACGGCGTCCCCATCGCATAAGACTCGATGCCCTCCCTCTGACCTCTCTCGCTTTCGCCCATGATCGAGTTGAAGAAGTTGCTTCCCCACTCGGAGGCCCACTCCAATCGCGATTGACGCCTCTCTTGTCGCTCTTCCTTTGTCCCTCCGAACAGCCCCTTGATTAATCCCCACAGCTGCCCAAGGGCTCTCGTGAATGCGAGATATAGAGCTTCGACCATAGCGGGCAGAGCTTTGATGATGGCAATCGGCAGCTCGACTATCAGCATCGCGAGGATGTCTGGCAGCGTAGCGGTCAAGACCTCCAGCCCTGTCTCGATGCCCTCGATCTGATCCTCTGCGGATTGCACGATCTCCTTGGCTACTTCCTTCACTGACGAGTCCTGCGCCATCATGCCCAGATCTGAAATGGTAGAAAATGCACTGACGACCGAGCCCGCTGCCGCCCCATATGGACCCATAGCGCTCAAGGCAGAGCCAGCGCCCTGAAATATGTCGCCACCCGCAATCTCGCCGAACACGCCGCCGATCTGCTCCATTCGAGCGGTGAATGCTTCGAGGTTGTCAATGCGTGCAGCCTTTGCCTTGATCTCGTCGACTTCTACGCTGGAGATCTTGAGGTCCTTCATTACGGCTTGCAGAGCGAGTTCGGTTGTGCCGATCTGAGTCGCTGTATCCTCAATGCCGTCCTTCAAGGCGATCGCCATGTTGTGGAGATATTGCTCACCCGCCTCTGTTCCGAGCTTCTCTGTCACCTGATGAGCTGTCGCCATGAGCTGCGATTGATACCCTGGGTCCGTGCCGAGCGCGAGCAGATCAGCCTGAGCCCGACCTAACCTCTCAAGCTCCACGACTAGCGCCTCTGCTTCACCCGACAGCCTGCCGACTGCTTCTTCCGCTGCTTCCGGCCCACTCTTCGACAGGTAAGCTTGAGCATCAGCTACAGACCGATATGCCACGCCTGCCGTGTCCATAGCTAGTCCCAGCTCTTCGTAGGCATTCCTCTCGCCTGCCAGGAGTTTCGATAGCTCCTGCCCCTGTGCCACATATGCATACACCGACTGATAGGCCATGTCATATCCATCGGCCAAGTCCGCCAGCGCTGGGTTTTGCTCCAGCACCTCGTCCGTCGTGGTTTGGACAGCGAACTTGAACATTCGATTAGCTTGCAGCGCTTCCTTGCTGATCGAGCCGAACCTCGCCGCGATCTGTTCATACTCTGTGGACAGCGTCATTACATTCGACAGCAGCATCTGAAGATCGTCGTTGCCAGCCCCCGTGTCTACCAGCATCAGCATCACGTCCTGCATGCTCTTGTACCCGGCAGAGCTTTTCACCGCATCAGACGCTTCGCTCAGAGCTTCGTCGTACACGCTCTGTAGCCCTTGAGCCAAAGCGATCTTTTGCTTATTTCGGTCTGCATCACTGTCGCGAACCCCATACACGGACCCAGGGTACGCGAACCGCTGTGTGCCCTGATCCATGGTTGCCCTGGCAGCCGCGTCAGCTGCGCGAGCTATGCCAATAAGCTCATCTTTGTACTTCTTCGCCTCCTGCGACGCTTTGGACAAAACTCCTGCGGTCTTGCCCCCAGCCGCTGCCGCCTTGCCCTGACCTCTCGTCAGCACCTCTACAGCTTCTTCGAAGTCCAGCGCACCCTTGACCCCCACGTCAATCCACGAGCCCTCGGCGAATGGCAACGCAAGCTTCACCATGCCTTCCCACATCTGCTTGTTCGCTGCTTGTGCTTTCTCTGAGTACGCGTAGAAAGAGTCAGCATCACCTTGAGCCGCTGCTGTCATTGCATTGACGGCATAGCCGATGCTTTTGAATAGCCCGATCACCACGTTGCCCAACTGGCTGACTAGCTCGACAGCCGCTTTCACCATGCCGATCACGACCGCTACGCCAGACGCGAATCCACCCGGACCTGCAAAAGCCCCGAATGCTGCCACCTTCATGTGATCGAGCATCTGCTCCATCAGGCCAAGGCTCGCTTGCATCTCGCTCGACTGCTCCGTCGACTCTGACATGCGAATGTTGAGCAGATCTTGAGCCTGTGCTGCGTTGCCCATATTCGTCTGCATAGCTTTGAGCATCTGCTTTGCTGACGCTGAGAAAAGCTCCATTGAAAGCCGGTTTCGCTTGTTCACATCATCGATGCCCTGCAGAGCGTCGATCGTTTTCTTCACCGCCTCGTCGTTGTCCTTGAACTGGTTCGGGTCCAGCCCAAGCTCAGCGAACGCATCTACCGCAAGCTTTGTGCCCCTCTTGGCTTCCGATATCGTGTCAGTGAACTTGAACAGCCCACGCTCCAAGGTCGTGACGTCGAGACCAGTTGCTCGAGCCATGAGCTGAAGGTCCTGCAACGTGTTGACCGACACTCCGGTAGCCGATGACATGTCATTCAGCTTGTTGACGATGTCGGCGACCTGCTGCCCCATCTTGACGAACGCAACCGACGCCGCGATGGTCGAGGCTCCGAGTGCTGCAAACGCTTTGCCCAGCCCCTTGCTGCTGACCTCAGTTGCCTTGGCCTTCTTGGCGACATTGGCAAGCGACTTGCTTGCGTTGTCCTTCAGGTTCAGGACCATCTGCACTGTATTTGAGGCCATTACAGATCTCCGAGATCGAGGACGGGAACCGGAAACGGCAGGAGCGATTTGCCGCCTGCGTTGCTCCGCGCTGCTTGCACCATATCAGCTTTTGCTTTGTCTGCGTGGGTGATGCAGATAAGGCAGATAGTCATCTCCCAGCTGGACATCTCGATCACATCTGCTGGACTCATGCCATATCGTCTAGCTATCTTGTCCACCACAATCGCCAGCTCAGCCTCCTTCGCGAAAGGTGGCAATCGTATCCACGTCCTCCGCATTCCGGCTGTGGGCTTGAATCTCATTCGCCAGCTCTTGCCTCGTCTGGTTGGGCAAGCTCTCGATTAGCAGCACTCCCTTTTCGGGACTGTGCTCTTTGTCTTTCATGGTGAACCGAATCGGCTCCCAGTCACTTCCATCTTGGGATGCTTCGACTACGCCGGCACAGACTACGGCATCCAGGGAATCGTAGAGTCGTGCTTGCTGGGCATCGCTCATGCTCGCGAGCTTTGAGGTATACGTGGCTTCTAATCGAGTCCGCATCTCGTCCTCTGAGCTGCTCGATCCTGCGACGCTCATCAGGTCATCTGGCACAAGGTGCACCAGGGTTGCGATGCCTGCACGCATGAGGTCCTTCGACTTGATTCGGCGAATCTTCCAGTGAAGCCCCCCGCTTTCTACTGCTTTGAGGCTATTGTCTGATATCAGTTTTGCTATGGACATGGTTTGGTCGCTCCTTCGCGAGTAGGGTCAGTTTCCGACCCCGGTTGAATCACCGTTGCGCATGACGATCTTCAGCCCCTCGTCGGTGCCATCCGATTCGCACACGCCAGTGCAGGATACCGACACAATGCCGGCATCGCTGATGCTGTCATCTGCAGCTGTTAGGTATACGTTCTGAAGAGTGATCGCCATATCTCTGTTCCCAACCGTCGGGTGCGTGAACGTGATGGTGGCATCAGCCTGGGTGTTGGCGACAAGCGCCGCGTATAGCGTGTCAACAGCTTCTAGCTCAAAGGAGACCTCTACGCTCATGAAGTCGGTACGCACCGGCTCCTTGGTCAACACAGAGCCCAGCAGCTGCCGACGATCGATCGCATTGTTGACCGTGATCGTCAGAGAGCGCAGATCGTAAGCGACTGAGTTGAAGGTAAACTGCCCGGCGTGATGATGATGGATCAGGTTTTCAGCTGATCCCACGGTTCCGAGGCTGGCAGAGGCTCTGGCTGTGCCCGTCTGTCCGATTACATCGAAAGAAAGCATCATGCACTCGCCCGCGCTGATGCTCATCGTCATCGATGACAGCTTGACGCCCTCGAACGTCTCGCCCACACCGCTTGTGCCGCGCACGAGCTTCATGGTGAGCCCGGTAGGCAGAGCCTCAGCAAGAGTGTAGGTGTGCGAGTACGGGTCGCTACTTCCAGTCGTAGCCAGGGTGCCCAGAGCGTGCTTCATGAGCATGCCCACGTTCTCATAGGTCGCCGCGATCTCGAAAGCGCCCGTCATGCTCTCTTCCGACTGATAGTGCCCACGCCTCATGGCAGACCCAGCGTCTGAGAGCAGATCTGGCCTCGGCACGATCGTGACGTTCCGACTCAAGGACGCAGAAGCCAACGGCCGTGAATTGGTCAAGCTTGCCGCTGTGCCCCACGTCGACTCTTCGCCGAATATGATCTGTGAGTTTCTTCCGAGGTATACGGCCATCTCGGCCTCCTATGCTTCGTTGGTGTTTACGACTTTCATAACGGCTCTGGCCTCGATGACCCTGCCGAGTGAGGTGGTGATCTTAGGAATAATAGTGTATGCCGTTCCAGTTGAGCCAGCCTTTACTCGCACTCGGATCCATCCCGGATCTATCACGCGAGTCTTGCTCTCCTCGAACATAGCAGATTGCGATGAGCCATTGGTTTCTACGTCGAAGTTCACCGAATGAAGCTCCTCGTAGCGCATCGATCCAGCATTAGCGACCAGCCGTGGAGCGAGCATGGCACGGCAGTCGACCCACACGTCGAGCACCTCGGCAGTCGTTTTCTGGAATCTGGCGACCGGGTTCGAGGCGCCATATTTGTCCAGACCTGCTGCAACTATAGGGGCGACTGGCCTACCGACCTCGATCTCGCCTGTCTTTGCACTGCTGATCGTGGGCGAGCTGTCCCCATCACCAACAGTCGCATTGCCCCAGTACATGTAGATCACGGTGGTCTGATTTGCCAGAGCGACTATCGCATCGATCTGAAAGACTCCCGACTTGTCGGCGTAGGTCCAGGTCTGCCGATTGTAGGCTGCTATGGTGGTGCCATCGCTTTGAGTGAACCGCACGCTGTGACCGTCAGACTCGATCGTGCTCCAGAACTTGTTCCAGTGCACGGGTATGGTCACCTGCACATCGATGGTTGTTCCGCTTCCAGCACTGTTATCGACAGCGATCGCCTCCCTGTACTTCCACGCGTTGTCGTACCAGCTCATGTGCCCGTCCCCGCATCCTGCCTGTAAAAAACTCGAACTTCCAGAGCGGCAATGCCAAGCGACGGCAGGTCCAGCTCAGCCCCTCTATAGGTCTGGCCTGCTATCTCAAGATCGTCCGCATAGCTGTTCAACCCGCGGTCTGATTCAAGGCACTTCATTATGTCGCTCTGGAAGTCGAGCGCCCTGAGCATAAGCTCTCCAGGGCTATCGTTGCTTGCCTGTACGAATCCGACGATGAATGCCGTCATGGTTCGATCGTACTGACTCAAGATGGTTCGTCCTGCTGTCTGCGCTGTCTGAGTGCTTCCGACGAACAGGTAGGCACAGGGCAGGCGGATCGGGTTGAACTGGTCTCCCACGATCACCTGATCGCCATCCGACAGGTCGTAGGTGTATCCACCGGATGACCCGTTAATGCCTTCGAGGTTGCTCTTCAGCCGAGCCACGATGTTCCGCTCACGGCTCACAGCTTCACCATTCCACTGCCGAGTACTTTGACTCGCACAACGTCTCTGATGTCATCCGGAAGCTCTCCGCGTAGGTACTCGATTGCTGGTCTGATATACGGTCTCGGCGGAATGTTTCTGGCTGGATATCCGAACTCGTGCACAGCTGCGTAGACGACCTGCCTGCGGTTTCCTGCTCTCAGGAGAATGCCGATGCCTTCCTGTGACGCGAGGGCTCTTGCGTTGATCGATCCTTTCAGTTCACCAGTCGGAGCTTTGAGCCCATTCTTGTGATAGTTCTGCTGAGCGTAGGTCTTGCCTTTGATCGCCATGCCAGCCATGAGCTTGTTCATCGCAAGCTTGAGACCTGCCGGCCCGCTTGCATCGCGCATGTCTTTGCTGAACTGCTCTAAGGTTCGACTAGCCAAGCCAGCCCCCAGCTTCCCCTGCAATCCGGTACGGACCAAGTGCCTGCCGAACGCTCGGCAACAGCTCAAGAGATCGCACCGCGATGGTGGACTGGTTCTGGTTGATGTTGGTCTTGCCGATGGTGTCCCGGTTCATGTACCAGTGGTTCACCTGGATGCCGCAGGCATGCACGATCCCATCAGGGATAGTTGTATACCCGGCCGTGTAAACTACCTTGACCGACCTATAGCCCTTGTGGAAAGAGCCCTGAGCCGAATCCGTCTCCAAGAGCAGAAGCCCCAGAGCCGAGTCGAGGGCATAATCGGACGAAGCCACCAACGTCGAAGAGCCATAGTCTCTGTTTACGTCGACGTGCACGGTGGTGATCGTGTTGACCGGGACCACCCGCAGGTAAAGCACGTCCGTGCCGTCCCCATCGAAATAATGCGTGTAGGTGTTGTTCTCGAATGTGCTCTGGTTCGAGTTGACCGGGAACCCACAGTATGCTGACGCTACATCATCGAATCGAGCGATCAGCGAGTTCAGCAGAGTATCTTCACCGGTCCCGGTGAGGGCTCGGATGTAGTTCCTTGCTACTGCTGCAGTTGTGAGTGCCATCCGTAGCCTCTTCCTCTGGTTGTTCCCCCGCTCTATTGCTTTTGAGCAATGCCCGATGCACGGCAGGACGGAGGGGAGTACCGCACACCGGGTGGTAGAGGCCCGACCTGACTACAATGAGCCGGGCCTCTTCCTTCATCAGCTCACGATCTGCTTGAAGCTGAAAGTCCACTCGCCTGTGACGGTGTACCCGCTACTGGCCTTGGCACACTCCACGTAGATCACATCACCTTGACCGACTTCCAGCGAGGCGCCGGAAGCAGCAGGGATGACGAACGCAATCGTAGTGCCCGCCACGAGGTTTCCAGTTCCACCGTTCGCCGTAGGCTTCACGATCTGAGAGGTGACCATAGCGGTGCCCCCCTGAGTCACGTTGAAGGTGGCAAGGTTGGTTGTTCCGGATGTGGAGACGGCAGCATTCGGGGTGAAATAAGCGGCGTCGATCTTCCACTCCCCCTTGTGCGGCATAGCGATGTAGTGATCTTCATCAGCGTTCGCTGTCCCCTCACTGAGACGGACGTTCAAGATGCAATTGTTTTGGATGCTCATAGTGGGGGTCTCCTATCAGGTGCCCATGTTGTACGCCCAGTGGACGTCCTTAGTGGTGGAAGCGCCGAGTGGCTTGAACTGGCCGCGCCATGTGCAGATCACGTGAGTGATGCCGCGTGTTGCGTCCCGCTGAAGCTCGACCCGACGACCCCGACGTGTGTACATCTTGAACCGCGAAGCATTCATAAGCAGAATGCCGCTCTTGGTCTTGGTGGTGTTGTCGAAGTTTCCGCTGGCGTTCAGGTCAGCAGTCACAAAGTCAGTCAAGATGATGCGGGCTCCACCCAGCCGGGCGATCTCCCCATTCATCACACTGGCCCCAGGCCCATACTTTTCGAGAGTAGCGACCTGATCGAGGCCTGCCACATTCGCAAAATACGCTTCCGGACTCATGACAGCGACAAGCTCTCCTTCTGTACCACCGAGTCCACGGGGAGCGGCGAGGCTTGCGATATCACTGAGGAACGTCGCATAGCTGAAGGTCGAGCGATCGTCCTTGTTGCTCACGTCGTTGGCACGTGCACGCAGTCCGACCCATGCCTTTCGATGATCGATAGAGCCGCCGCTTCCGGATCCCCACAGTCCGCGAGCGTCCCACGATGCATAGCTATCAGCAGGGCTGGCAGCGGTGTCACCGTTGATGATGCAGTCGTCGATACCATAGGACAGGGCACGAACAGCCTCGTCGCGGAGCATCGGAAGCATATCGAAGATGGCATCCTCAGCAGCATCGTCATCCACCACAACGCGAACGCTCAGCCCCTTGGGTGCGATGGTGCGCTCTGCAGTGGTCAAGCTGGAGGGCTCGAACTGTGCAGGGTTATCGCTGGTGACCGTTCCCTTGAGATATGGGCGAAGTCCAGCCGATACGATCGGCAGAGTCTGAGAGTTAGAGCTGACTGCGATCTCCTGAAACAGGTTCATCACGTCGGCGCGAACGACGACCTCTCGCTCCAGCATGGGAAGCACTGGGGCGGGAATGAACTCGCCACCGCTACCGGACTGAGAGTCAAAAGCCTTCTGGATGACTTCAGGAGCCTGCTTGATGAGATGCTGTAGACGGGCTTGAGCCTTCTGAGGCACCTTGCCGCCCATGGCGGTCTGCATCAGGTTGAAGTCTTCGCAAGCTCTCTGGAAGGTCTGCTGCCACTCATTGTTCGTGTCATCATCGAGGAGACCATTGAGATGCACACCATTCTGGTTTTCGCGACCAGTCCAGCGAATGCCCTTCTGGTCAACGTACTTGGCAAGCTCGGAGTCGGCTGGCGAGGGCCGGGCCTGGGTCATGCGTGCTTCAACGAGAGCCTTCTGTGCGGCCTTGAGGTCAGATGCCATCGCATCGACATCGGCACGCAACTGCCCGTTGTTGTCACGTAGTTCTTGCGCGGCGCGGTGTACTTCGGTCAGGACACGCTTCGCCTGTTCTGGGGTGCTCAGATCTGGTAGATCGTTACTCATTGTGATGGCTCCTCTGTGGCCTGTAAAGACGGGCTCTGCCCGAAAAGTGAAGTGAGTGGGTGTTCGCCGAATACCTGACGCATAACGCTTGGGGCTAGAACCTGCTTGGCTTCCTGCTCCATGCCCTCTGCTTTAGCATAAGTGACGGTGTATGTGTTGTCGTTTTCTTCGATTGCGATGATGTGACGCTGTTTGTCTGGCTCGACTGAACGGATCGCCAAGGCTCCAGCATGCGCGGGGATCGGCACTGCGCTGATCTCCAAAAGCTCCGGACT